CCATCCTGCGGCTTCGAGCCATCCAGGAGCGCACCACCAAACATCTCTCCGAAATCACGGTCACGTTCAAGAAGATCCGGACCGTCGCCACGATCAACGTGCAGGCCGGTCAGGTGGCAGGCCGTGCGGCCAACCAAGGCGCCGCGGCCACTAATCAGGGGAACGTCGGCCTTACCCACACGAAGGCCCAGGGATCAAGCATTCTGGCCACGCTTGCCCCCTCGTGGGCATCAACCTCATGAAACTGATTTCCGGCATCACAGACGCACCTGTCCAGACCTTCAGTCTGATCCTCGAGGACGGCAGCAAGGTCAGCGGAACGCTTCGTTTCCGTGACCAACAGACCGGCTGGTTTCTGGATGTGACCTATGGCACGGTGATCATCAACGGCCTGCGCCTCGTGAGCACGCCGAATCTTCTTCGCCAGTTTCAAGAGATCATCCCTTTCGGCCTCGCGTTCACCATGCCGGCCGGAGCGGACCCGTTCGACCTCGAGGCATTCAGCACCGGCACATTTGCCCTCCTCGAGGGCGCCGACCTTGCCGACATTGAGGACACCTTTTTCCCCGGACTCTACTGATGGGATTCCTCCCTACATATAGCCTGCAGGTCGAAACCAGTGACAACGAGCACGTCACAATCGAGCCGCCGTTTACTATCGAATTTGAGATCAGCCGGAAGTGGCTGATGAGCGCGAACACCTGCTTTCTTCGGATCTACAACCTCGCCGAAGCGACCAGAAACCGGCTTTACAAGGACCTGTATCAGACCACGGTCTACCGCGCCCTCGCGTTTCGCGCAGGCTATCCGGACTACCCGCTTCCGCTGGTGTTCAACGGGAACGTGCTCCACTGCTATTCCTACCGCCAAGGCGTCGACTTCATAACCGAGATTGAGGGGCAAGACGGTCAAATTGCGATGACCAACGGCTGGAGCAGTATGACCAAAGGCGCCGGCACCAGCACCGGCGACGTGCTCAAAGCCTTGATTGCCGACTTGCCGGAGATCGACGGCAGCGCGATCGTTGGCACGTTCGACCAGGTCAACGCGCGGGGGGAAGCCTTGATGGGAAACAGCTGGCAGCTCATCAGCGAGAAATGCGGAAACCATGCTGTGATCGATAACGGCCAGGTCGTTATTTTGAATGACAATGAAGCGATCACGGGCGAAATCCCAGAGATTTCTTCAGCATCTGGCCTGCTCGGTAGCCCGATCCGAACCGAACAGATGATCCAAGTTTTCCTGATCTTCGAGCCCCGGCTGACCCTTGGCCAGAAGGTCCACCTGAACAGCACGACCTTTCCCCTTTTCAACCGGGACTACAAGGTCATGGGGATACAGCACCAGGGGACAATCTCGCCCGCAGTGGATGGGGAGCGCAAGACAACCGCGTGGTTGTACTTTGGCTCACAGGCCCTCAAGATGGTCGCAGGAACACCAATCCAATGAGCGACACGCCGGCACCTACTTTCCCGATTGTCCCGCCCGAACTGCGCGACGTGCTGCAGGCTTTCCGCAGGGAGATCTTCGCTAGCCTAAAGTGCGCCATCCCCGGCATCATTGATAGTTTCAACGCGATCACCCAGACCGCCACAATCAAAGTGGCCATGCAGGCCACCGTTGGCACCGAGGTCAAAGACTACCCGCTCCTGGTCGACTGCCCCGTGGTCGTAATGGGTGGATGGGGAGCATACATCACCTTTCCGATACACGCCGGCGACACCTGCCTTGTGCTGTTCTCCGACCGTGCGCTGGACAATTGGTACGCGACCGGCAACGTGGTGCCGCCAGCCCAGCAGCGCCAGCATTCTCTCGCAGACGGAATCGCCCTGGTGGGGATCCATAACCTCGCAAACCCAATCGAGAATTATTCGGCAGATGCCGCTGAGTTCCGATTTGCCGGCGGCAAGGTCCGCATCACCAACGACGGCCAGATTAACCTCACCTCGGCCGGCGGCGCCGTGATCGACATGAACACGCTCGTGAGTTTCGGGAACGCCGAAACGACCCTGAAGACCATCCTAGACGAGATCATCACGGATTTGACGAGCTGGGTGGACACCCGTGGCGACTATGCCAACCCGGCAACCATGGCGCTCTTGAACGCCACCAAGGCCAAAATTGACGAGCTTTTCCAATGATCATACGCGCTTTAGATGCTGCGGGAGATTGGACTTTCGGGATGGGCAGGCAGAACTACCTGACCGGCCCGGCCGCAATCGCGCAGGACGTCCAGACCAAAATCCAGAGTTGGCTGAACGATACATTCTGGGCCATGAACTTTGGAGTCGACTGGCGCAACCTGCTCGGAGGAAAAGACCAGGCCGCAATCCTGATGCAGGTCCGCACCATGATTCTCAAGGCCCAAGGCATCGTCAAAATCAACAGCGTGCAGGCAAATCTCGACAGTAACCGCAGGCTCTTCATAAGCTGGAGCGTAAACACGATCTACAGCACCACGGAGACCGGCACAGCCACCACCTGACATGATCATCCTCGACCAGACCGGCCTCACAATTGAAACGCTGACCGACATCGTCACGACCCTGAACGCCGGCCTGCAGACCATCTATGGAGCGAGCATCAACCTCGATCCAAACAGCCCAGATGGGCAGCTGGTGGCCCTGATTGCCCAAGCCAAGGAGGACGTCGAGGAGCTACTCGCCCAGGTCTACGCCTCGATGGATCCGGATCAGGCTATCGGAGTTGTGCTTGACCAGCGATGCGCGATCAACGGAGTTGTCCGGCACGCCGGCACGTACACGCAGCAGACAGTCACCGTGACCGTCACACAGGCATTGACCCTGCCCGGCCTCGACACCGCACCCACAGCGCCCTTCACCGTAGCTGACACCGCCGGCAACCAGTACCAGCTTGCCGCCGCTTACGCTTTCACGGGAGCCGGCTCAGTTGACCTCGTATTCCAGGCCGCGGACCTCGGAGCCGTGAACAGCGCGCCGAACACGATCACCTCGATTGTGTCTGTCACTCTTGGAGTTTCAGCCGTGAACAACGCGGCCGGCCCAGGAACCACAGGCACCGACGAAGAAAGCGATTCCGCTTTGCGGATACGCCGGGCAAATTCAGTGAGCCTGCCGAGCCGCGGCTACCTGCAGGGACTGCTCGGAGCCCTCCAGGACGTCGACGGAGTCACCCAGGCCGAGGTGTTCGAGAACAACACGAGCACGTCGTCCGGAGGGATCGCCGCGCATTCTATTTGGTGCATCGTGGCCGGGGGAGTCGCGGCCGATGTAGCAAACGCGATCTACGTTAAGCGCAACGCCGGCTGCGGCATGGTCGGGAGCACGACAGTCGTAATCGAGCAGGTTGACGGCAGCAACTTCACCGTGGCCTTTGACCGACCGACCCCGGAAACGCTTTGGATCGAACTGACCGTGGCGGCAATCACCGGCACAATTGACCCGGAGTATATCCGAGCGCAGATCCTGGAGAACTTTGCTTCGTACCGCATCAACCAGACCGCCGACGCTTCAGCCGTGGTGGCCTTCGTGAAAGGCATTGTTCCGAACGCCTCAGTTTCTGGCGAAGGCGTCAGCGCCAACGGATCGAGCTGGGCCGCCACGCTCGCGCCGACCGGAGTCAACTACCAGTTCACCCTCACGAGCGCGAACCTGATCATCAACGGAGAAGCCTACTGACATGACCGTGGACATTACCGCTTTAGTCGACGCCTATGTCGAGCGCCTCGGGATCCAGTACCGGGACAAGCCGAACGCGCGTGCGCTGTGCGCCCTCTTCGTGCAGGCCGCCCTGGCCGATGGCGTCCCCCTCCAGCTTTCAGACGCCTTCGACTTGACCAAAGCAGTCGGCCCACAACTGGACATCCTTGGCAAATATATCGGCTCAACCCGGAGCGTGCTCACCACGCTCAACACCGCTTATTTTGGCTTCGTGCTCGACGACGGAAGCAGCACGAACACGAACGGCTTCCAGGACGACAACGCCGGCTACTTGCCAACCAATACCGAAGGCTTTGACGATCTAACCAGCTACGCCCGTGGCGCAACCTTGGCCGCCCTGAACGGCGGATCCGGCTGGAATGGTGACGGCACGCTCACAATCCCGGAGACGACTGGGGAAGACGACCTGACCAGCTACACAGTCGGCACGATCACGGCCCTCAACGGTGGCACAGGATGGGCAGCAGACGGCACGCTCACAGTCCCAAATTAACATGGCAACAGCACCCGATATTTTTACAAAGACAGTCACCTACAACGGGACCGAGCCGTGCCTGCGGATGCAGACCCGTGGCCTGCTCCAGCGGCTGACCGGCTTGCCTCCGAACTGGAAAAAAGCCCGAATCGGGATGATTGCCAGCCTTACTGGAGCAGCCGGGGATAATGTAACGCCGGTGGCTGAAACCATCAATGTAAGCGACCTTACTAAGGATTTCTTCTTTGGTCTTAGCGATGGAGCTGCTTTCCCAGGAGTTGCCGGAGGCCATTTCGTAGGTGTTCACCTCACGTCTGGTATAAACATGGTGGTCTCAAAACCTTCGTCCTGGCAGATCGCAGCGGACACGGGCAGCACGGCTTTGATGTGGCGGATTATTGCGACCAATGGAGTAACGCTTCATGCTGGGATCGGCGGAAGCATGGCCAACATCCCAACGATGACAGACCCGACCGCCGTCGCGGCTTATTGTTTTGGCTTGGTGCTGGAAATGGATGTGTCTGTTACAGGAACCCTTACAACCGCGCTAGGCCTAACAAGCAACCTGAACCGTGCAGACGCCACGCAAATGTCTTCACTCCTCAATGGAGCCGTGGCAGGTTCAGAAAGCCAAACTGGCGGCTGGTGGAGCGGGAGTGTTAATGTAGCCTGTCAGGACTTCTTCATGCGCTGGCCTATGTCCTTGAATAGTCTTCGTGTTCATAACTACGATTTCATAAAAATCTCCTGATCATGTCCGCCGTCTACTGGAATCCAAACGGGATTTTTCTGACCGACAACTACCTGGTGACAAACCGGGTAAACCTGCCGGATTCCAGCTATATGCTTTTGCTTAAACTGCAAATCGTGCTCAACCACAACGACGGCACCCTTGCCAGTATTATGGCCCTGATCGCCCTCTTCTTTCCCGGCCTTATCACCCTGGTAGATAATAAGGACATGACCCTAACTTATACAGTTTCCAGGCTCGTTTCGATCCCCGCCGACGTTCTCGCTTTGTATCTTCCAAAACCCATGGGGTGCAGCATCACCGTAAACATTATCTAGCCTTCCACCATGACCAGCCTCGCCAGAAAACTACAAAAGATTTTTGCCACCAGCGCGACCAGCGACGTCCGTGCCTTCGGAAAACTTGCCGCTGGCGGCACCATCAGTTACAGCCAGGACCCCGACGTCATCCAGAGCCTCGGAGCCTTCTTGACCGGCTGGAAAGACGCCGTGATTGGCAACCACAGCCCCGCCCTCCAGGACTTTGACAGCCTGTTCTATTTGATCACGTATCAACTGGCCTACCTAACCCAGCGCGGAATGGCGCAGTACCTGGCGACCCAGACCTACGACGTTTATGATATGTGCATGGACCCCGCCGGCACTGGGATCTACGTGAGCCAGCAGACCAACAATATCGGCAACGCGCTCAATAATCCTACCTGGTGGCTGTCGTTCAAAACCAGCATCGCGCCGACGCCGGCCCTTTGCAAAGCATGGGTCAGATTCAGCGGCTCGAATGGGGTGATCTTCGCCGGCTACAACGTGGCCAGCGTTTCCCGCGTTTCGGCTGGCAAGTACCGCATCGATTTCACCACGCCCTTGAACGACCAGAATCCAGCATGGGCAGGAACCGCGGGCGATTCCGGCACGCTCGGAGGCGACACAAACCACTTGATCGAATACGCTGGCGCGAGCGTGAATAGCATCTACGTGGGCAACTGGACCGCAGCCGCCCCCTACGGCTTCGCCGACGCCGGCACGGTCATGGTCCAGGTTTTTGGAAGCTAAAACATGAGCACAGTCCCAATCCCCATCCGGCTCCAACTCAGCACCGTCAGCGGAGCCGCCCCAATCGACGCCAACACGAGCCAGCCTCCTATCGCATGGCGAGGGCAGGCCGTGGCTGTGCAGGTCGCCATTTTCGATTCTAGCAACGTTGCCGTCGATCTTTCCGGCCTCGTGAGTCTAACCGTTGCCCTCCAGGCTAGCCAGGACGCGCTCATCCCGCTTGCCGCAGTGACCGTGGCCGCCGCAGACTTCTCAAGTGGCCTGACCATTGCGGACTGGCGCGCCGGCACCGACCAACAAGCCGAAGCTGACTTCACAGCCGGCCAGATGGATCAGAGCCTTGACGGCTACGAAACAGCGGACCTGTGGATTGTAGTGACCGGACTCACGGCCGCCGGTCAAACCATCATCTATGGCGCCGGCACGATCATGCTTGCCCTCGCGTCGGAGTCGATCCCGTTCCCGCCGCCGGCCGGCCTCGTCA